AGGCGGCGGGGCGACCGGACCCGCGGGGTGGACCGGCGCCGTCGGCCCGCATAGCTGATGACATTTCATCGCAACAGGAAACGCAGGCCGGGCATGGCGCCAGTCGTCCACTATGCACGCCCTATCGCCGCTGCGCTGTTCAACGCGGGGCTGCCGCATGTCAGAGGGTGCATTCTCTCGCTCGTGCGGCGCGGTCTATTCGTGAGCACCAAGCTCGATGCGTGACGCCATCAACGTCTATCGGTCGGGCCGCGTCGAAGCGCTGCGCGTGCGCTGCTCAATGCTCGAAGCTCGGTGTAACGTCATCAGCGCGCAGTGTGAGGCGTTGCGCGTCTGCCTGAATCGAGCGGTGGCGCAGTTGAATGCACTAACTCAGGCGAGCGGCTATCAACAAGCCGCAATCGAGATAATCATGGACACCGACGCTCGATTGCCTGCGCTGCCCGATCTCGGGCGCCGTTTCGGTGAGGTGAACTGATGGCGCAGAACTACGAGTACCCCACGCCAGCGATGATCGCCGAGAACGGGCGCGCGACTCAGGCGCTCACTGTGCCAGCGAACCAACTCGGCACGCCGCTCGATACATCGAGCTTGACGGCGCCGATGGTGCTCGGGCCGCCGCCGACGTTTCGGCAATACGTCGCTGGCGCACTGCAACGGCTCGGCATCTTCATCGCTGGCGCAGACAATGGGCGAGCGCTGTTCCCGCCGCAACAACCGCTGCAACCGATTGCTCAACCCGCAGACTTCGCGGCGCTCGGTCGTTCGTGGGATTACCCGGTAGGATGGAATACCCGCGTTACGCCGCGCAGCGGCATGCCGATTGCGTTCTCGGCGCTCAAAGAGTTCGCGACCTATGACCTACTGCGCATCCTGATCGAGCGCGTCAAGGACAAAATCGTAACGCAGCGCTGGGCGTTCATGCCGAAGGATCGCGAAGCGAAGCGCGACACGCGCAGCGACCAACTGGAGGAGTTCTACGCCTACCCGGACAAGGTGCATTCGTGGGCGGACTGGGTTCGCATGTTGCTGGAGCAGATGCTTGTATACGATGCGCCAGCGGTGTGGCTGCGCCCGACGCGCGGCGGCGCGCTGTACTCGCTCGAAATCCTCGATGGCTCGCTCATAACGCCGAAGATCATGCCTGACGGCAGGCTGCCGCCACCCGACTTCGGGCCGGCGTATCAGCAAGTGCTCAAGGGTCTGCCAGCAATCGACTACATCCAGCCGGTGCCAAAGGGCAGCGTGATACCGAAGGACCCGAGCGGGCAGCCGTTCCCTGAATTGCTCTACAAGCCATCGAACCCGCGCGTGGACTCCGTCTATGGATATTCACGCGTCGAGCAGATCATCGCGTCGATTGGCATCGGTCTCAAGCGCGAGGAATTCCTGTCGCTCTATTACACGAGCGGCAGCTTGCCCGACATGCTCATCGGCGTGCCCGACACGTGGCAGCCGAATCAAATCGCGCAGATGCAAGCGCTGTTCGACTCTCTGCTGGCGGGCAACCTAGAGCAGCGCCGGCGCGCGCGCTTCGTGCCTGGCGGCCTGAAGCCCTACGAGTTGAAGGCGGAGCTTCTCAAGGACGAGACGGACGAATGGCTCATCCGCATCATGTGCTTTTCGCTCGGCTTGAACCCGATGCCATTCGTCAAGCAGATGAACCGAGGGCAGGAGAAAACGCACCATCAAGAGGCCGCAGAGGAAGGCATGGAGCCGATCCAGGCATGGTTGCGTGATTTCTTCGGCGCCGTCAACGCGATCAAGTTTGGCGTGTTCGACTTGGAATTTACGTTCATCGAGGACGAAGCCGTCGAACCGCTCGAAGCGGCGCAGGTCGATCAGATTCTGTTGAGCACCAAGGTCTACCACCCCGACGAGATCAGGCAGAAGCGCGGCGACGACCCGATGTCGGACGACATGCGGGCGCAGATGGACCAGCCGACGTTCTCGGCGTCGCCGAACGCGACGGTGCTACCCCCCGATCAACAACAAGAGGCAGACGACAGGGCCAAGGAGCGCGCAGCGTTGGCGCCCAAGCCGGTGCCCGGAGGTCCCGGCGCACCGGTGGGAAAATCTCGAAGCGTCGGCGCGCGGTTGCGGCGCTCGATGCGAACCGGCGTTCGCTACTGAGAAAGCGCAATGGGCTCACCAAGACTGTGCGCGCGTTCTTCAAAGATGAGGCGCCTAAGATCGCCAAGCAGGTCGTCGCTGCCAAGACACGCATCGGCAAGGCCGAGCTATCGCGCGATGAACTCGACGCGGTGGAACTTATCGTTGCCGAACTGGACTTCCACGGCTGGTCGATACTCACCGGCGAGGTCGACGACTGGCTTGAGGAGATCGTCAAGGATGGCGGGTACGCGGCGCTTGCCCAAGTCGGCATCGACGTTAAAGCCGAGGAAGGCGCTGCGGGTGTCGTCAATCGCTACGCGGTCGACTATGCAAAGGAGCGCGGCGCCGAAATGGTGGGGATGCGTTACAACGAACTCGGCGACCTCGTCGAGAACCCACGCGCTGAATGGGCGATCACCGAATCGACGCGCGACATGCTGCGCGGCCTCATCGCTGATGCCATGGAGAGCGGCGCGAGCAACCAGACACTCGCCAACTCCATCGAGGACTCTTACGCGTTCTCGAAGGATCGCGCCATGGTGATCGCGCGCACCGAGACGCAGATGGCGAGCAACGGCGGCGCACTCACCGGCTACAAGGCAAGCGGCGTCGTCGCGTCGAAGCAATGGGTCACGGCCGAGGACGATCAGGTCGAGGAAGAATGTATCGCCAACAGCGAGGCCGGGCCAGGGAAGGATGGCGTGCTCGGGCTCGACGAGGATTATCCATCTGGTGACGATGCGCCGCCGGCACACCCGAATTGCCGGTGTGTCATCGTGCCCGTCATCGAAACCGAAGGAGCGTAAATGAGACTGTCAGCGAGCAAATCGAGTACGGGCGAATTCAACTTCCTCGCGCCGATCAGCAAGTCGGAGAAACTCCCAGATGGTCGCCTGATGGTGACCGGCATCGCAACGTCCGAAGCGCTCGACGGCGAGGACGAAGTGATGGACTACGCAACCGCCAAGGCCGCATTCGGCGAGTGGCGCGGCAACATCAGGGAGCAGCACGACCATAAGAAGGCCGTCGGCAAGGCGCTTGAGGTCATCTGCGACGACACAGCCAAGACCATCGTGGTCAAGTCGTTCGTGAGCGCAGGCGCACCCGACACGCAGGCAAAGGTGCTGGACGGCACGCTCGCGTTCTACTCGATCGGTGGCAAGTCGAGCGGGCGCCAGGCCGAGAAGGTCGCGAAGGGCGACAAGACCGTGGATGCGTCGCGCGTGTTCGTCAAGACCATCGCCGAGGTCTCGCTGGTCGACAGCGGGTGCAATCCCGATAGCGCGCTAGCGCTCGTCAAGTTCGACAAGGCCGGCGCCACGCTCGAAGCGGTCAACCTCGACGACGGCTCGAACACCGTCAAGGGCACACCCGCCGAGGTCGACGAGTTCACGAAGGCTCTTAATGACGCCGGTCTTGACATCGCGCAAGCGACCGCTCTCGTCAAGGCATCGAACGAAAAGGCTGCGCAGGCTGATCCCTGCACGACCATCGACGAGTTGAACAAGCGCGAGTTTTCGTCGAAGCAACGCGAGGACGCCGCGAAGTCTGGCGCAGCGATGAAGGACGGCAGCTTCCCCATCGAGAACAAGGGCGACTTGGAGAATGCAGTCAAGGCCTATGGCCGGGCGAAGAACAAGGACGCCGCCAAGGCGCATATCGTCGCGCGAGCGAAAGCGCTCAAGGCGACAGACCTGCTCCCCGCAGACTGGGAGGGCTCGTCGAAGGAGAAGGTGCAGAAGAATATGTACAACGTGTCGAACTTCGCCGACGCTCTGTGCTGCATCGCGAATATCTGCCGCAGTGCGCAGTATGATGCCGAGAGCGAGGGCGACGGATCGGAGGTGCCGAAGGCGCTGCGTAACTGGCTCGATGATGGGATCGGCATCTTCAAGGAAATGAGCGCCGAGGAAGCCGACGAACTCCTAGACGAACTCAAGGAGGGCGCGGGCGTCGGCCCGGACGACGAGATCGAATTCTCTCTGGCGATGAAGGTGCTCGACCGCGCGAG